CGCAGCTAATATGAAATCTGCATATCCTCTAATATTAATTGGAACAGAATTTTGACTATATGAAAACGCTGTAACACCTGTTGCGATATTAACAGTTGTTCCATTTTCAAAATATAAATTACCCTCACCATTAAGGTTGATCTGGGAATTAATTGCATATGTTCCTGCTCTTACATAAACTAAATCACCAGTTGCTACAGAAGAATCAGCTATAGCAGCACTAAGTGTGCGATATGGTTTGAATGAATCATACTTACTAAGATCAGTTCGTGTATCTGTACCTACTCCTGCATCAACATAGATGGTCTTACCAGTAGGGTTATTTACATAAGATCTAGCAGAGAGTGTATCTAATATAGTAGCTGAACTTAGCAATATATTATTTGTAGATAAGTAGTTGGTTACTGTTGGTAAAATCTCTGCTGACTCTTCCCACGACGCGCTCAGTGTATATACTGTTGCAAAAACACTATTCCAATTTGCACTATTAGCATTGACTGTAGTAAAAACATTATTTACTGTTCCTGAAAGATTATTGAAATTTTGAATAGTTGGAACTTCCGATACACTAGGAACATTTAATACATTTCTAGATCCAGAAGCGCTTGAACTTCTTAAAAGATCATCAATATGTTGGCTTACTACAATATCTGACATAATTATATTTAAGGTCTAATATATGTATTTGCACTGTTTGGTTGATAATATGTACTAATCAAATCTGGTTGAATATACATATTTTTATTATTAATGTCATCTATAGAAAATTTATATTTGGAAGATGTCCATCCAGCACTGTTGGCAGTTACTATAGTAAAATCTCCAGACGATCCTGATAAAAAGTTTTCTGGAATTGAAATAGTTACATTATTATCTGTATAAGTAGTTATTAAATTCTCAGGAATTTTATAAGCTGATATGGTTGGGAACTTAGCAGTTTTAATTTCTACAAAGTCTAATAAAAACTCCCGTTTTGAAGAACTCAAATACCAAGTATTATTATACCCAAATCTCTTTCCTAATATCAAGAAATTATTTCTTACTGTATAATTAAATCTTGCAGGTGCTAATAAGGGTATTATATCACCAGATACAGAATAATAAAAATTAGTAAATTCTGGATATGCCGATACCATAACAGTATCCGATTCAACATATGACGCAGATAACGATGGATAATCGTCATATCCTGTTACTCTTGATGCTAAATTTTGATTTATAAATTTAGTATTAACAACATAAATGGGAGCTTCTGGATTTTGTAAAGATGGAAAAAGCCAACCTTTGATAGTGAAAGTTGTATCAGCACTTATTCTATATTTGTCATCTATTCCTAATGTTGTTGGAGTTGTATATGAAATATTTCCAGCCCATTCGATTTGAACTCTCAATTCATCAGTAAAATCTAATCCAAATTCTTCTGGAATTTTCCAAGAAACAACAAAATAGGGATTGCAAACGGTTGCAAAATTTTGAATAATTTGATCAATATCTTCTTTATATTTTGCAATTATAGATACTTTGACATCCATAATTACAGGTATAGGCGTTGGAATTTTACCAACTTTTGAAACATTTCCTAATAATGGTCTATAGATATTTTGATGTTTGTGAACTACTCTATCTGGATCTCTCGATAATCCAGTTTGTTCTATTGAAACCACTGGTAATGTGAGATTTTTCTCTTTTGTTACTATGTCATGGATTACTCGTTGTTTTGGACCATGAATATATCTAACTTGTATTTTAGATTCTGGGTTTTTGGTATTAAAATCGTATCTATAAACAAACGTATCATCAAATGCCGATGTAAAAAGCATTAATAAATCCAACTGCTCACGATGATAAGAATATTTAATCACTTAAATTATTTAAGATTTTCATTCATTATTGAAGCCTGTCTAAAAAGTATTTGGGTAATTTTTTCTTATTTTTAGCAATAGCGTCAAAAATACTACCATCTAAAATATAAGTAATGCATTCATCCGTTGTAGATCTGACTCCTCTTCCACAGGCTTGAACTAAATTACACAACATTTTATTAGAATACCAATTTTTATCAATTTTCATCATTCTTTCAACTCTTGGATCTTTTGTAGGCAACCAAGGAGCCTTTAATACAATTTGAAATTTGGCTAAATCTCCTTTCAAATCTACACCATATGTCATGGATGGCGACACCAACACTGTAGGTTTTGAAGTTTTAACATGTTTTTCTAAAATAATATCATTAGATATCCCAAGTTCTCTACATAAAAATCTATCGGTATTTACATTATCTCTAATATAATCAGATATAAATTGAGTATGGGTGTGAATAATTCCTTTTTCTTCTTTATGTTCTTCTAAAATGCCTTCAATTTGTTTACAAATTTTTGGCAATAATGATTTAAGATTACTATAATTTATTTTTTGTGTCGCTAAAATATAAATAGGTGATTTTTCGGAATCAAAAACAGAATCTACTTCAATATATGAATGTTTTGTAATTCCTAACGTATTACAAAAATTAATAGGATCGATTATAGTAGCACTTAAAAGTATCACATGATCCGCATTATCAAACAAATGCTTACTTAATTTATCAATTTTAAGAGGTATGAATTTTAAAATAGAATCGCCGTGTTCGATTATATATTGACTATCATAATAAGTTTCAATTAATAATTCTATACTTTTAGAAATATTCAAAAGTTTAGAATATTCAGATTTCTTTTTATGAAATTCTGAATTTTTAGTTTTTTTGTTTTTAAAATAATCCAAATATAAATCAATGTTTATTTTTATTTCGGATAATAAATTACCAAGCCAAGACAACACATTGACGGCTTTTTCTTCAGATGGAAAAGCTGATATTTTAATTGATGTTTTCTTTAAAAATATTAAATCAATTTCGCATGTAAATTGATTTACCAATTGTTCTTCTAGCTCTGATGCCTCATCTAATACTAATATTTTTCTTTTCTTTAAATGATCAGGTAATGAAAAATACATACTATAATTCAAAGTTGCAAATTCACTTTTGAGCATTTTATTTCTATCGTTGTAATAACTACATCTATTACAACTCCAGCATTCTTTTTTTAACGTTGGTATATATATACAAGGAGCCACATCAACGGTCAACATATCATCATAATTACATTGATAGTTTGATTGACCTTTCAACACAGATGCAAAATCGAACGAGCTTTTATATTGATCTTGTAACGATTTCGTAATTGTTAAAGCATAAACTCCGAACAAATCCTCTTCATTTACATATTCAGATCCTTTATCTCCAAAAATACTATAATCATCAACCCTTGATTTCCAAGTATCGCTTGGTCCTCCTATGTATTTTGCTAGTGTCGGTGCGAAAAAAGATTTACCAGATCCTGTTGGAGCGTTGCAGACTATGAATTTCTCACCGTTTGAAATAGACTGTTCTATTTTTTTTAGAATCTTAACCTGTGACGATGATGGAGTATATGATTCTGGAAAATTAAGTATTAAGTTAGACATTTCAAATAGCTTAACCTGAAATGGAAAAATGTCAAACTGTTAAAACTTCATAAACAAATAATTATTGTATAATTTAGATGCATTGCTTTTATCGCAAACTAACATCTTATAATAATTTTCATTTGATGGTGGGCAAAATGCACTCAAGCAGTAATCAAACAAGAATCCATCTTCAATTTCCACCAATTTGAATGGGTATGGAAGTTCATATTCTTTTTCTATATTGTCGGATAAAATTTTAAATTTTATAAAAAATTGTTTTATATTAAAAACTTTAACTTTTCCAGAACGTATACATTTATTGTCAATAGTGAAATTGACATTTTTTAAGATACATTTTTTTAATTGTTGATCGATATTGTTCATTTTAAGTATCCATAAAATTCATTTTTTGTTCAGGTGTCATAGTATAAAGAACTTCATTATAATATTTCCAAAACATATCATTCCCTGGAATAGTTTGAATCAAATAGCAATTCTCCATACTAATATTTCTATAATCTTGCATTATAATGTCCCAAGCTACAACTATATTATGTTTTACTTCATCTATCCTTCTAGGGGTTTTGGGAAAACGAAAGTTTAAAGATATCTTTCCATTTGTACTGTTTAAAATTTCAATACTGTTTGTACATAACATTCTTCTCCATTGAGCTCTTGGTGGAACTGGGGCTCTTTCTGGAGTTCTTCTTAAAAATATAATTTCACAAACGTTGGAACTTACTAAATTTTTTAATTCAGATCTGCTTATTTTTCTTCTGTTTCTATTATTGATATTTCTTAAAACTGCATTTTTTGTATTTTTAAAAAATGCAAAAGCTGTTTTTACAATATCAGATAATTTAGGAAGATTCATCTAAATTATTTATTTTCAGTCTTATCATTAACTTTACAAATTCCAAACATCCTCTGCTCATTTATAAACAGTCCGTTTTTAATTTTACCATAACCTTCAACTTCTAAATTGGTAATTGGAATGCCCATATTATTAGGGAATACTACAACATCTCCAACTTTAGCATATTGAACTCTGGGTCCATTCAGGATAACCTTTCCTTTTCTCCAAGCATTGTGAACTTGATTTATAGGAACTGCAATTCCTCCTCTTAAAATATATTCCGAACCGTCTTCACCGCCATGTAAATCACAATATTCGATTAATATGACATCATCAAATAAATTTGATAATTGATAATCATCTAACCCAAAATCACTGGGTAGCATTTTATCTGAAAGATCTATGTGTGATTTTTGAGGAGCTAAAACATCTATTGAAACTGACATATATAAATTTAATTATATATCATTAGATGTCAAGTTTTCCCATTCTTTTCTTGAATAAAAATCAGGAACTGCTTTGACAATATCTTTCTTTGTCTTTTCCTTTTTATTTTTTTTAATGTAATTGATCTTTTTATTTTTTAATTTAGGAATTACATTTTCATAAAATTTATATTCATCTTCTTTAGTGTAAAAGATATTTTGATATTTATTAATTGTAGAATTAATATAATCTATGTATTTTCCATTTTCATAAAATGAAAAATATCTCGTTACCATATAAGGAACAAACTCTTCTAAAGTTTCCGAATCTATTTCCTTAGAAGGATTTTCAAATAATATATGATTTATTGCTTTAAACATTATTCCAATAAGTCATCTACAATTTGATAGATGTTTTTTTCTGGTTTAAATCCCAAACTATTCAACTTATTAGTATCTAAGTACATAGATTCGACTTGAACTATTTTATGAAAATCAGTAGCATCCATAATTCCAATTTTACTAGTTGAATTTGTTTTTTCAACAGCGTAATCAATTATAGATTTAAAAACTATAGGAATTCCGCACCCTAAATTATATATTTCATTGAAGTTGCCACGCTCCATTACATATTTGATACCTTTGGCAACATCACTAACGTGTATAAAATCTCTATAAAAATTGCCATTATTATAAAGATTTATATCTTTATTTTCTTTAATCTCACTTATTAAAAATTGAAGAGCGTTTTTCTTTTTAGAAATTTTACCATCAGAATTTCCCAAAACATTTCCAAGCCTTATGATTTTATATTTTATATTAAATGTTTTACAATAAGATTCTAATAATAATTCTGCAGCGTATTTGGTTATTGAATAAAATCCTTTAGGTTTACATATAGAACTTTCAGTTGCTGGTAAATCAGTCTCTCCATAAACGAACCATGAACTTATAAATGTAAATTCTATATTTTTATTTTTACATTCATCCAATACATTCATAAGATGGATTAAATTAGTGTTGATGTCTTTTTTAGAATCTGTCAATACATTGTAATTATCTACCGTACTTATAAAATATAAAACTTTATCACTGATAGGGATAAAAGAATTTCTATCTATAATTGTAACTTCATCTTTAAATTGCTGGCAGAATTCACTACCGACAAATCCAGTACCTCCAAAAACCGATATCATAATTATTTTCTAAATTTTGAAATTACATCTTCAATATATTCAAACACTGGAGTTGTATAATGAGGAGCAGCTCCAATGAAGAATACTTTATCTAAAACTTTATTCGCTTCTGGATATTTTTTATAATCATCCAAGTGTTTGTATCCTGGATGTAACAAAATATTACCAGCAAAATAGTTTCTAGTCTGTATTTTATTATCCTCTAAGTATTTGACTAATTCGGG